CTGGGGGCACCTTCGGGTGCCCCCTCTTACCCGGAACCTTATTGTTTTCACCCAGAGAGGTGTGTGATGGAACCTATGAATTACTTTGGACCCCCTACTTATTTCAATAGGGATGGGAGTCCGTCGCTCGCCGTGAGGTGGGCTGGTGCGGAAGCGTCGGCAGTAAGTGAAGAGAATGGCTGCGTTGAGATTGCTTCCCAGGGAAGGCCGTTCTATGTGCTTGCGTTTGTTTCGGATACCGCCAATGACAGGGAGATATGCTTTCGTAGAAGGACTACCACGCATTGTACCGAGTCTGGGCCTGATGTGGTTGCGGCGAACACGGAGACCGAGTGGGGATCCGTCCAGACGACCAGTCGTGTTCAGACGGGAACCGGGCTGATAGGCTCAACCCCGACAGTGACTTCTTCGTACTATGTGTTTCCCACTGGGACTGCTGCCCCACTGATGGTTCGTTTTGAAGTACCTCTTTATGTGGGTCCGAACGGGTTTTTCAGTGCAATTAATGTCAATGACAACCAAAAGTTTTTCCTTCAGTTCATCTTTGCAGAAGTTGTGCAGAGTTGATGGATGGACAATGTGAGTCGCGTAACCTTCTGGGCAGTTGTGGGTATCGTGGGGGCAGCCATGGGTGGTTTATTTGCAATGAGTTCCAGCCACGCAGTTGAGGATTCTCACGGTGGTGCTGCGAAGAAAGAAGAGGTTGTTGATATCAAGGTGAAGGTGGAGCGTATTGGTGCCGGGGTAGAGAACAATAAAGAGATGCTGACGGAACTAAAGGGTGATTTCCGGGGTATGCGTGAGACCCAATCCGTTGCCAACCGGGAGATCCTTGAAGCGATCAGGAACAACCCGTAGGAAGCTCAAGAGCAATGGCGATCAGTGGAACTTATACCTTTAATCCTGATGTATCGGAGCTTGTAGAGGAAGCATACGAGAGGGCAGGACTGGAGCTTCGCTCCGGGTATGACCTGAGAACGGCTAGGCGCAGCCTGAACTTCCTGATGATCGAGTGGCAGAATCGCGGGATCAACCTGTGGACGATTGAGCAAAAGACCATTTCGGAGACTTCTGCCGGTGATTCCCTGACAACCAACTACCTGAACCAGTCCACTGCTTCATACAACATTGATACAGGGACGATTTCCCTGTTGGATCTCATTCTTCGGATCAACGATGGGGTTGTGGCTACCCAGGCTGATTACCACCTGAATCGCATTGCACAGCCGACCTACGCGAACATCCCGAACAAGCTGACCGAGGGAAGGCCACTCCAGTATTACTTTGACAGGAAGGAGATTCTGGACACAGGTGCTGGGACGAACCAGAATTCCACGATCACCCTGTGGCCGATTCCGGATGAGAACAGCAAGTACAAGATTCTCTATTGGAGGATTGCCCGTATAGCCGATACGGGGAACTTGGCGTCGAATACGATGCAAGTCCCGGATCGGTTCCTGCCCGCCCTCGTGGCCGGGTTGGCTTATCAGGTAGCAACCAAGAGACCTGAGGTGGCGAGTCGGGTTCCTTTCCTGAAGGAACAGTATGACGAGCTGTTTACGCAGGCTGCGGACGAGGACCGAGTAAAGACCTCGGCCCGGTTCGTTCCGCGAGCGGCGACATATCGGTGATATGGGTAGCGAGTTTGCGGTAGGCAAGAAGGCATTCGGCTTCTGTGACAGGTGTGGCTTTCGGTACCTGCTGGTAGATCTCCGTGTAGAGGTGGTTGCCTTGCAGGACACTTCTATCAAGGTTTGCCCTGAGTGCTTTGATCCGGATCAGCCTCAGTTGCAGTTGGGGAGATACGAGTTCAACGACCCCCAGGCTCTCAGGAATCCGCGTCCGGACACGGCACAGTCTGCGAGTCGGTTCGGTGTCTCAGTCCGTTATGACTTCGATGATGACGCGGACTCTTTCGTGGGTTCCGGCGCGAATGTTGTCTGGCAATCTGACAAGACAATCGACCTTACCGGGACAGGGGATGATCCAAGTCTCCGGAGGGATGGCGTAGAGGTAGGCAGTGCTGTCCTTGCGGTGGATGCCAGCATCTACAACAAGGTGCGATGCAGGGTGAAGCTGACGACACGCCCGGTCCCTCTGGATGTCTGGGAGGGGGCACTCTACTGGTACAGGTCAACTGATACCGAGGAGTATGTTGCAGGCAGGAAGGCGTTGGCTGTGGCCCCTGATTGGCTTGCGATGGGGAACCAGTCCCATGTCATTACCTGGGATTTGGATGGTGTGGCGAACTGGGACGGAACCATAGCCGGGGTCAGTTTTGATTTCTTCGATTTCCAGTCTGTGTCCCGTGTTAGCAATGGGACCCTGGAACTTGATTACGTGAGATTTGAAAGTGATAACGCTCAGACTTAGGAGGTTGTGATGCCGAAGATGAGGGGTCCGTCTGGTCAGGTCAGGGACCTGTCTTACGATGAAGATGGTGAAAAGAAAGCCAAGGAGCTTGAGGGCAAGGGTTGGAAGCGCGTGAAGTCAGACAGGGACGTGAAGTCGGGAGCTACGATTGCTGGAGCCAAGAAGCAGATGACCCGGTACCAACTGGGTGGTCTAGTTCATCGGACAGGTCCGAAGCGTGTTAGGACGAAGACTCGCGGTACGGGTGCCGCAACCAGGGGTCTCGACTTCTACAAGGGTTGATTGTGAACTTACTACAACTCAAGACAGCCATTCAGGACTACTGCCAGAACGCTGAAACCACCTTCGTTGACCACCTCAGTGATTTCATCATTGCTGCGGAAGACAAGGTGTTTGGGGTTGTGGAGCTTCCGTCCAAGTGGGAATCCACCACCCTGGTAGATTTGAGCGTTGGGGTTGCGGAGTATCTTCTGGGTTCTGGCGTTGTGGATGTTTTGTCGGTCAGGATTGCCGAAGATGCTACGCCTTCTGCGGTTGAGTACGGACCCGTCCGTTACTTGATCCAGAAGGATTACGATTTTCTTCTGGAGGCGTATCCGGGTACATCCAGTGCTGCGACAACGGGTATCCCGAAGTATTACGGGATCTCTTCAGCGTCCGTGACTAGTACTTCTCCAGACCTGACTATTCGATTGGGTCCAGTCCCGAATGGCACGTATCCAATGACGACCACGTACTACGGGAAGACGGCTTCGATCACGGCCGGTGGTTATGAAACCAATACTACGTGGCTTTCTGTGACCTTCCCCGATGTACTCCTGTACGGTTCCCTGGTTCAAGCCTATACGTTTATGAAGGGCGAGCCCGATTTGATCCAGTTGTACGACAAGCAGTTCACAGAAGGTGTGGCTCTCATTAAGAACCTTGCGGAAACCAGGCAATTATCTGACAGCTACAGGTCCGGTATGGGTATGCCCATGCCGCCTGTTCAGCAGTAAGGACGCTCCATGGCGACTACGTTTACAAGTAACTACCAGATCAAGCTGATTGGTACAGGTCTTGAGTCTGGTACGTGGGGAACATCCACGAATGAGAACCTGAAGAGAATCGAGCAGGTTCTTGGAGGGAACAAGCTGGCCTTTGATGTGCAGGCTCCGGGTGGCAATTCGACCTACACGGCGGGTACACCGGATGAGCTTTTGTGGATTACTACCGATACGTCCGATTCAGGTGCTGTGGGTTCAGAAGGTAGATGTTTATTTGTTCAATTCACAAATGCTGCCGGGGCAACCACGGTAAGGGTTCGTGGTTCAACGTCTACCGAGTATCCCAATAGGGTGTTTTTTGTCTGGAATGCTTCTGGTGAAACCCTGACCTTCAACTGCAATGCTACCCTCGGCACCAATACCTATGCGGTTGAGGACGGTGCCTATGCGGTCCTTGCTACCACATCTTCTGATTTCTATGTCCGAAATCTGCTTTCCGCTCTACAGATTGATAGCCTGACCTTCCCTGCTGCGGCAGATATATCGATCTTGGATGATAATGCCGCGTCTCTTGATATTACCGAGGGATCAAACTCCTACCTGAAGTTCAACACGACTGATAGCAGTGAGGCGGTTGTTGTTGGCAAAACCCTAGATATCGACACGGCAACGATTGATGTTGCGACCCAGGCAACGACGCTGAGTCTCAAGGAGAACGCGGACGCTGCCTTTGATATCAAGGAGGACGACCAGAGTTATATCGAGTGCGACACACAGACTAGCGGTCCCCAGGTGCTGATCGGTGGGGGCGCTGAAGTTGTGACGTTGAATATCGATACGGCGACTATCGACGTGGCGACCCAAGTTACGGATATCGATATTAAAGATGACGAGGCAGAGGCCCTCCAGATCGATGGCAGCACGAACATGATGACCTTCGACACCCAGGATGGTGCCGAGAAGGTAATTGTTCCAGTAGAGCTGGAAGTGACAGGTACCTTGGATGTAGATGGTACGTCGAACTTTTCCGCTAAAGCGACATTCACTACCGGCGTAGACATTGATGGTGCGGGAACGATGGACAACACCGTTATCGGTGGCGCGACCCATGTTGCGGGAAAATTCAGCACGCTAGAGGCTACGGGCCTGACCACGATTGGTGCCAGCGCGACCATCGAAGGTGCCGCTTCCGATACCGGCTATCTGAATTTCAATACAGATTCAGGAACCAGCGGTTACGGGTTCAGGGACAACGAGGGGAAAGTCCAAGTCAAGAGCGATAGTGGTGCATGGGGTGGTATTTATAGCGCCAATCAGGTCAGTGGGGACGGGACATATGAACTGGTTGAAATAAGTTCTTCTTGGGATGCGAGTACTGGTTCGGTTGGTAGCCATTCCTTGGGTGCGGTCCCTCGTCTATATACGGTCTACGCAGAGGCTAAATCGGGGAATAATGGGTATGCCACAGGAGATACCTGTTCGATTTCCTCGAAAGGCGATCAGTCGGGTGTGTTTGCTACGGATGATGAGGTTGGTCTTATGGTTAGGGGATTAAATTATCAGCTCCAAACGAAGGTTGCTGGTGGAGTTGACTCTACTTATTTCACACCCTCAAGTTCCGAGTGGAAGCTAATGGCGCATCTTTGGCTGTAGAATGTTAAAGCGAATCCAGATCCCTCCCGGCATTAGCCGTGAATCGACCCAGCTTGCAGCAACTGGGAGATGGTACGACGCAAATAACATGCGTTTCAGGGGTGGTGTGCCCGAAACCATCGGGGGGTGGGGTCAGGATGGGATGTATACCCTTGAGGGGATCGGAAGGCGATCCTTCAGTTCCAGGGATTACTCAGGGAACAACTACCAGTTTGTAGGTACAAGCTGGAAGTATTACGTGATTGTTGGAACTTCCGCTACGGACATTACGCCGATACGGGCAACGAGTACGGGCGGGTCTACATTATCCAGTCCCTTTACTACGGTGAGTGGATCTACGCTTTTGGGAGTTGCACACACGGCACACGGCGTTGCGGTAAATGACTGGGTGGTGTTTTCTTCTCTTGGGACTGCCCCTGGTAGTTGGACAGTAAACGAAGGCAATCTCACAAGTGCAATTATTACCCAGGTGCAGGGTTTCCAGGTTTACAGGGTGGTCGATGATGATAATTACGAGGTATATATTTTAAACGCTTCCACCGGACTCCCGGTCACTGCCGCCGTGACGAATAGCGCAGGCCAGGGGGGTGCGGTTGGGTACTACTACCACGTAGTTTCGGGAACGTCTTCCGTTGTTGAGGGTCAAGGCTGGGGTGCGGGTCTGTTTGGGGGCAGCGGGACACCTACTGCGTATGAATTGGACGACAATCCGATTACAACGATAGATACGACGAGTACGGTTGATGTAGAGATAGATGGTACGGAGCCTTCGTCTCCCGCTGCCCTGGCCGTAGATGACCAGTTGTATTTACAGGGATTGGGAGGAACGTCTGTTGGTGGGATTAACCTTGAGTTACTGAACGATCAGTGGTGGACTGTTACTAGTGTTGCGAGTCTAGCGTCTGATGTGGTGAGAATTCAGATTGATCAGACGGCAACGTCAGTCGCTTCTGGTGGCGGAACCGGGGACGCCCAAACCTATTACAGAGGTTACAATACTGGAGCTACGGTTCCGGTTGACCCATCTGTTGATGGCGCAACGCGCGGGTGGGGTGATGCTTCCGCACTTTCGGTAGAGATCGGAGATATGCGTAGGGTCTACATCGACAACTATGGTGAGGATGTGCTGTTCGCGAACAGTGGTGGTCCAGTTTACTACTGGGATACTAGCGCGAACGCACCCTCTGGCTCTCCGGTGGGTGGTGAAAGTGGGGTTGCTGAAAAGCTCTCGTCTTTTAACGGCAGTAGCAATACTCCGTTTGTTGTAGATAGCTTCCTTGTCTCCAAGAAGGATGGTCACTGTGTTGCCTTTGGTTGCAACGATGTTGGAGTTGAGGATGGAACGCAGAATTCACTACTGGTTCGCTGGTCGGACCAGAACAACCCCTTCGATTGGACCCCTACCCCTACGAATACATCCGGTGGTCAGGTCCTCAGGGTCGGATCTCGCATTGCCGGTGGCGTGAGTACAAAGGATGAGGTGATTGTCTTCACGGATGCCGCGGTCTACTCGATGCGCTTCGTGGGGCCCCCCGATGTCTTTTCTTTTACTCTTGCAACGGAGGGGGTCGAGATCGTCAGCAGGGGGGCTGCTGTAAATGCGGCGAACTCGGTCTTTTTCATGGGGAATGAGGGGTTCTATGTGTATAGCGGTTCTGTTTCACCACTCCCCTCCACAGTGTCGAAGTATGTGTTCGATGACTTCAATTCGGACCAGAAGGAGAAATGTTTCGCTGCTGTGAACTCGGCCTTTTCCGAGGTGATGTGGTTCTATCCCACTGCAACATCCTTTGAGCCAGATAGGTACGTTTCATTCAATTACGAGGAAGAAACCTGGGGTATCGGGTCTTTTGATATGTCGGTGTTATCTGAGGGGGAAGGGGGTAGCACTTCTTATTCAAGGACATCGTGGAGAGATGCGGTTGTGTTTCCGAATCCGATGTCTACCTACATCTATGATTACGATCCCACTACGTCAGATACGTCTGGGTCAGAGTATCCAGTAACGCAAAAGACTGCGGTGATGATCCAGGAGAGTGGTACGACTGCCCGCGGCGACAACATGGAGGCGTATATAGAGAGTGGGGAGTATGACATTTCAGATGGCGAGAGATTTTCACTGTACACCCGGATGATTCCGGATCTCCAGATATTCAATGGCTCAGGGGCTACTTCCAAGCCAAGAATTACGCTGGAGATGAACGGGCGCGATTTCCCCGGAGACGCTTCTTCCCAGTTGACAACTACGCTGGTTAAGTTTGATAAAGTGGAGTCTGGGGGTATCAATACGTTTCCAACCTACACCCCGGTAGGAAACAGCACTGCTGTTCGCGGGAGGGGGAGATCCCTTTCCTTGAAACTTAGTAGTAGCGCCAGTGGTTTCGGGTGGCGAATCGGTGATATCAGGATTGACCTTCAGCCAGACGGAAGGCGTTGATGCCGATCCTTTTCCGTCCGCTTGAGACAGCACCTGAATTTTACACGCGGGAAAGCGAGGAGCGATTTCGGCGTGAGTTGGAAAACTATCTATTACGTTTGTCTTCGGAGGTAAACGGCGCTTCTTCGGCCCAGTCTACAGAGGCTTCCCTTTCTTCCAAGAGGGAGTCGTTGATTCTTTCTCCCACTGGGGAGAAGACCTATTCGGTGAATGATGCCGTTCCCCTGGAGCGCAGCTACTACATGGGCACAAAAACGGTTGCTTCCACAACCGCAAGCATGGCCGGTGGCGGTGCGGAGCATTGGGTGACGCCGACCAGTTGGACCGCTCGGCAGGCCGATGAGTGGGCAGAGAGTGGCGGTGAGTTCTCGTACTCTGGAGCGTTCCCTGCTTCCGGCTCGCGTAGGTTCCTCGTAAGCTACACGTCTTCATTCAGTGGTTACACGACTGTTCTCGTGTGGTCGATGCTTGCGAGGATCACGAAGAAGCCTGACGGTGGCTCGCACGCCGTCGTCGCAGGTTCGTCGCACAGGAGCAACCCCTATGGGTGGTTCGCCTACATCGTGTACAACCAGGGTCACAGCCTTTCCTGTTCCGTGATAGTTGAAATTGAACCCGGGGATGTCATCAGCTTTCAATACGGAAACACTGTTTCGGGTGCCGGTACGCCGAGCATTAACAATGCGACTACTGGTGATGGTATGGTGTTGTCGATCATCCCTGCGGATATTGCGGTATGAGTTGTACGTTTGAGGAACTCCTGTTGATAGATTATGCCTTTGAATTGGTTGCTGGCTTTGAGGACGATCTTGCGTCTGATGTACTAGATGACGACCAGAGGGCAGAGCTAGCGGAGATCAAGGCACTTCTTGCTGCGATACCCCCTCTGTCAATCGATGACCAGTTGGACTGCGTAAAGACGGCGTTGATAAATATGGGTCATCCATGAGATGGCGAAGACCGGTGTTGGTGGATAGATGGCGGATCGTTACAAGATTTTAGGGCAGAACAGCATTTCCGCGGGGGCGTCTTTAGCGGAGCTGTATTCAGTACCTGAGGCTGCGGCTAAAACGGTAGCGAGTGCTGCGGTAGAGGTTTCCCCCAAGGCGGTGTCTATTCTGGTTCAGGCTTTGGTTGTAAGTATCATTGTCTGCAATAAGGACGCAACCGCAGCAGGAACTTTCGAGATCCAGCTAGAGGCAGCAGCCGACGATACGGCGGATACATATCTGTTCAAAGCAAATCCGCTGGCCGAGGCAAGCACGAAAGTCTTGTCTTTAGCTTTAACACTGTCCCCAGGTGACAAGATAAGTGGAACCTGCGCGGCAGTGGATTGTGACTTCACAGTAATGGGAATAGAGATTACAGGTGGGAGGGGTCCTGATGCCTGATTACACTGATTATTCAAGCATGGTAAATAACCTTGCAAGTCGTGGGCGCAACGGGGATACGATGCTCATGCACGTCAATCCCATTGAGGTTGAGTACCTGTCTAGCCTTGCGGGTGGTCCTCTTCCTAGAAATCCAGATACGGGTCTTCCGGAGGGGTTTTGGTTCCTGGCTCCCATCCTTGCTGCTGTGGCTAG